ACTAATAAAACTATTTCTAATGCAAGAAATATGACATTAGAATTTACTGGAACTTTAGCAGCAAATAGAACTGTAAATTTTCCTGCAAGTTTAGAAAAAGTATTTAATGTAATTGATTCAACTAATCACGCTGGTTATACTTTAACTTTTAAAGTTACAAGTGCTGCAGGTTTTTTATTATGTGAAGGCAATAGTTATCTTTGTCATTCAAATGGAACTAATATTATCAAAGATTCAGAATTTAGAAAATGGAGAGCTATTACTGCAGCAGAAACAATTCAAGCTGGTTGTAAAATTTTAGCAAATACTAATGGTGGAGCTTTCACAGCAACTTTACCCCTTAACCCTGCTACAGGTGATGAAGTACATTTTGTAGATCAAGGTTATGATTTTAATACTAATGCATTAACAATTGGCAGAAACTCTAAAAATATAGCTAACGCAGCAGCTGATCTTGTAGTTAATACACAAGGCGCAGCTTTTGGATTAGTATATTCTGGAGACGCTACAACAGGTTGGACATACACGGAGAAATAATATGGCAAATTACGAAGCAACTAAATACGATTTTACAGGTGCAAATTTAACAGGAATTGAAGGAACTGCTACAGGTACCATTTTACCATGGTCATCAGCATCTATTCCATCAGGATTTTTAGAATGTGCTGGAGCAGCAGTTTCAAGATCAACTTACTCTGCATTATTCGGTGTTGTAGGAACAACTTACGGTGCAGGTGACGGTTCAAGTACTTTTAATTTACCTAATTTGGCAGATAACGTTCCAGTTGGAAAATCTGGAAATAAAGCTTTAGCTTCCACAGGAGGAGCCAATACAGTGACCCCAACAGGTAACGTTGCAGGTTCTACAGCTAACGCTACTTTATCAACAGCACAATTGGCATCACATACTCACCCTGCAGCAAATGTAATGGGTCAGGGATCAGGAGTAACTAGCCCCGAATCTCCTACAACTCCTGGAGCATCGTCTAGTAACACAGGGAGCACAGGTTCAGGAGGTGGTCACTCTCATAATATGTCCGCTAACTTCGCTGGAACTGCTAACTCAGTATTGCAACCTTATTTAACCTTATTATATATAATTAAAACATAGGAACAAATATGACAGTAAATTCAAATTGGACAATAGTTTTTGACGATAAATCAATTCTTAAACAAAAAGGAGATGGAGCAGGAAACGTATATATTATTAATGATGATTCTTTTTGGTCTCAAAGTAAGTTTTCAAATATATGGGCTATTCAACATGGTGCTTCTGTTGCTACCGATGAAGTAGAACATAGAGATGGAACTCCACACAGTACTTATATAGATGCTAATTTAGGTGATATTAATGATTTTATTAATAAATGGGATTCTGCTCATTTATCTAATCTTCAATCTATTTGGGATAATAATACTGTTGATGGCGAAACTGACGCTGAAAAAATCACTCGATTAGGCGCAAGGCCTACTTCTTACTCTTCCATCTAGACTTTTATTTAAAAATACTATACCTACAATTAAGTATAGTATTGTAAAATGACTAGTATAAAAAAATTTAAATACAAATTAATAAAAAATTTCTTTTCTGAAGAAGAAATAAATATATTAAAACTATATTGTATTAAAAGATTAAATGAAGATTGGACGTGTGATTCACAATCGCCTTTTACCCCCAGTTGGAGGGAAGACATGTTAATGAACACTCTACTAGAAACAAAACTTCCAAGGATAGAAAAAGAAACTAAATTAAAACTATTTAAAACTTATGCATATTGGAGATATTATATGCACGGTTCCCTATTAAAAGATCACAAAGACAGACCTTCTTGTGAGATTAGCGTTTCAGCATGTATTCATAAAACAGAAGATTGGCCTATTCATATGGAAGGAAATTGGATGGAAATAGAAGAAGGAGACGCTGTAATTTATCTGGGCTGTCAAATAGAACATGGTAGAAAACAATTTAAAGGAGATGGATGTGCTCAAGTATTTATGCATTATGTAGACGCTCACGGTGAATATAGTAACTTTAAAGATGATAATAAATACGCTATAAAAGAATGGAAAAAAAATAATGATAGAAGATAAAAAAAGACATGTAGAGCTTAATAACCATATTGGTATTTATGACGGATATATTCCAGATGTGGAGTGCGATAAAGTAATTAATTTTTTTGAAAAAGAAAATGCCTTAAATAAGGCCTACGACAGATTGCAATCTGAAAACTCTAATTTAAATAAAAAAAATGATAAAGCAGTTACATTAAATGAACATGTAGAAACTTGGTTTGATGAATTTAAACCATTGTTAGTTAATTTTGATATGGCATTAAGGCATTATCAAGATACAACAGGTGTGTTAGACGCTTATGGAATAGAAGGTCTCAAATATACTCACCTCAAAATTCAAAAAACATTGCCTACTCAAGGTTATCATGTATGGCATTTAGAACACGGTTGTGGAATGAACAACTCACAAAGAGCTTTGGTTTTTACTATTTATTTAAACGATGTTGAAGAAGGAGGAGAAACAGAATTTCTTCACCAATCTATCCGTGCAAAACCTGTTAAAGGCCGATGTGTTATTTGGCCTGCTGCGTTTCCTTATGTGCATAGAGGTAATTCTCCTTTAAAAGGAGAAAAATATATTATGACTTCTTGGATGCTGTTGCCAAATTAATTTTCTCAGATGCTTCCCAATCTGGGATATCTATAATATTTGCAACTAAATTATATCTAGTAGAATCATCGGTTACTTCTGGAACTCCGTGTAAAATCCTAGGTTCAAATAGGTAGTAAGAACCTACTTGTGGTTTAATGGTTATTTTTAATTCTGGAACAACAAGAGGACTTCCTTCTGTTAAATATAATATAATATGATGAGCGTTATGTGTATGCATTTGAACATGTTCCCCTTTTATCAATTCATTTCCCCAAGCTTGAATGTTAGGTTTGTTTGTGTACCATTTTTCTTTAGTAAAAATAGGGTTTATATTTTGATGTTTCTTAACTACATAGTTTAAAAATCTATTAAATTCTGGTGTATTATTAAAGAATTCCCAGTCTGTTTTACCTCCTTTTACATTAGTAACATTTCTTTCTTTAATGTTTGTTTTAATCATAGTGGTCATATTCATCATATCGACAATATTGTCGTAAACACCATGAGATATTTGAGTGGTCTTAGGGTAAGTGACTAATGTACTGTAGGTAAAATTTTCATCCTCTTTAATAGGATCTATTATAATCATTCTTTAGAATCAAACATTAAAATATGTTTTTGGGTTATGTTTTAAACTGTAATTGATTAACTTAAAAAAATCAACAGGATCGCATGAGTTTTCCTGTAGCTCATATGGATTTGCTTTCTTTTCAGGGATGTTTGGTGCTATATCTTTTAACTTTAAAGATGTTCCTGATCCTAAATCAAATGTTCCTATTGGAAGTTCTTTCATTTGTGACAGTTTGTAAATAACTTCACACACATCTTCAACATGAATAAAATCTCTACTGTGTCCTTTACTGATATAGTCTAAAGTATTATTTTTAAATTTATATCCAAATAAATCTTCTTTACCTTCATACGTATCTGCATACAAATTAGTTAATCGTAAATTAGTTCCAAATTCGTTAAAATCTTCAGCGACTTTTTTTGTTGTCGCATATGGATTTAACCACCATTGTTTTGCAGCGGACGTAGAGGTGTAGATAGTAGGTATGTTATGTTTAAAAACTTGTTTACTTCCTTCTACATTAACGTTCCAATATTTTTCAGGGTTATGTATGCTTTCTCTAACTCCTGGTTTCGCTGCCAGGTGTATAATTAAATCACAATTATTAGGAGGAGTAAAATCTAATATGTTGTTATTTTCTTTAATGTCATAATTAATGGCATTCACAAAATATTTTTTTAAATGAGAACCTAACCAACCTGAACCTCCTGTAATAACTATCATGTTAAATCTACCTGATTTGTTTTTTGTCCAAATTTTTTAGGGAATACATTCATACTAAATGTATATCTATTATGAGTACTTTTATTTTTTGTAACCATGTGAAGCATAGAAGAAGGAAAAATTATTACTTTATTTTTAACCGTAGGTTCTTTATATAAGATAAAAGGATGGAAATCTTTGGATAAACAATTACCTTCTTCGTCATACCAATCTAATAATTTAAAATTAAAAGAAGCACCTGAAGAGCCTCCTCTAGGTCTTAGAGGATACACATATAATTTTTGGTCTACCCATTCATTAAGCCTGTATAAAATAGTATCGCACTCAGCATCATTTAAATACCATATACAGGTCAACATACAATTAGCATGATCGTGAGGAGAATGAAATTCCCCTTGTTTAGTGCAATTGACTTGAGAATTAGTGATATGTAAATTACTGGCTTCAAATCCATTTTCTTTTACAATGAGCTCCATTTGTTTTAAAATAATATCCGCACCTTTTTCTATAAAAGTGTTTTTATGTATTTGTAAATCAGAGCAAGTTGAATTAGGCCTAAAAAAACCTTTTTTAAAATTTAAGTTTTTTACATGCTTAAAGACAGAATTAGTTATTTCAGGATTCATCTGATAAGTGTAGATATAAGATGAATTAATATTTAATTTGTTTGACATATCTTTAAACCATGAAGTAAAGTGTTTTTATTTATCATTTTTTTTAAACCTGTTATGGAGTTAATCTCTTTAATCAACGAAGGCAACTGCGTAGTCTTATTGCTTGTTTTCCAAAAACCATAATATTCTTTTGATCTATCTCTAAGCCATAAAGAAGGAAAAGTTTTAAGAGACGCATTATTAAAATAAAAACTAGGAGATAAAAAAAGTTGATCTCTCTTTTCAAAACGTTTCCAAAGGTTCCACCATTTGGTATTTATTTTTTTTACTTTATCGGTATTGTTTCTAATTATTTGACCCGCTAGAATACAGGTATGTGTATTAAAATCGTACTCAAGAGATTTTAAATAACGAGTCATTTTTATAATACTACTGTAGTCAATATTTTTAAACAATAAAAAACAGCATTCATCTAAATACGTTTTTCTAGTATTGTGCAAGGCGGTAGCAAAATCAGTCTCTTGAATACACTCATTTAATTTAATTTTTAAATCAGGTTTAAAAATAGTATTTGTATCAAAATAAACGTTTGGTTGATTAAATAGTTCATGACTTAATATTTTACATTTCCTCTGTGTATATAGTTCATTTTTTTCTATAGGTATTTTTTTAAACTGCCATTGACCATGTTTATTTTTTATGTCATGTGTATGAAAAAATATATACTCAATACCTGATTCAAAATATTTTTGTTCTGGGATAATAGGGTGATCTCCAGTTAAACAAGTGTAGACAATCATATTTTTATCTTCATAAGTACTAGGTTATTTTACCTGTTTCGACATTAAAATATCATTATAAAGGAATAAATCAAGCTAGATTGTACTTATTCCTTGTATAATATATAATGTTTTTATGCCTTTAAATTTAATTAATATAAAACCAGGCTTTAATAAACAAATAACCGATACCGCAGCTGAAGGACAGTATGTGGACGGTGATTTTGTACGTTTTCGTTATGGCTTTCCTGAAAAAGTAGGAGGTTGGTCTAAAATTACTACCAATACGTTAGCAGGTGCTACCAGAGCACAGCACCAGTGGTCTGATCTAGATGGCAATAGATATGTAGCCCTTGGTACTCAACGAGGATTATTTCTTTATTATGGAGGAGCGTTTTATGATATTACTCCTTTAGAGACAGCTCAAACGGGAGGAACATTTACTACAGCTAACACCTCGCCAACGGTCACCGTTAACTTAGTTGGACACAACATGATTGCAGGAGATTACTTTACTTTTACTAGCGTAACTCCACCAGTTGGAGCGGGATATACTGCAGCGAATTTTACTGATCAAACTTTTGAAGTAATTAGTTCAACGATTAATACATTTACCATAACGATGGCAACGAATGCAGGGACTACTGTTGCAGGGTCAGGGGCATGTACTATCAACAGATACGTTAAAGTAGGTCCTACTGGACAGACATTTGGCTTTGGATTTGGCACAGGTGGTTACGGAGGAGCATCTG